CACTGGTGCGCCTTTCACGATGTAGGTAGACCCTAGCTGTACATCCACAGTAATGGACGATGCTGTGCGGTTTGCTACGTTGCACCCGATGACAACCGCAGTGGTTGCTGATGGCACTGTGTAGACCGTCACAGGTGATGTGCCTACAGATGCCGATGTGTAATTCTTGAACGTGTTTGCCATTGTCCTATCCTAGTGCGATTGCGAGTGCCAATGCAGAGTCATCAGCATAGCTCTGTGTAGCGTAAGAGTTTGTTGTCAGATATGAACCGACTCGTGCGTCTGTGTAATAGAAATTTGTAGAGCCTTCCGTCAAATCATCAGTTGTTAAAGACCCTACAGATACATAAGCGGCTACCCAAGCACTGCCATTGTAGAGTTTCATGATTCCATCGGTGCTGTTAAAGTACAGCGTACCTGCAACTAATGCATTACCATCATTATCAGTTGATGGATCAGAAGCCTTAGTCCCTAAGTAACGATCATCAAAGTTATCATAAGCGGCTAGTGTAGCGTCTCTAGCGGATTCTGCCGCTGTCTGTGCAGAGGAAGCATTGTTTGAGTAGGTTAATGCATTACTTGCGTATGTTTGAGCAGTATTCGCACTTGTTGATGCATTAGTTGCACTCGTAGCTGATGAAGTTGCACTTTGTGAAGATGCAGTTGCAGAAGTGGCCGCATTCGTTTCACTTGTGCTTGCCGCAGATGCTGAAGATGCCGCTGAGGTTGCACTAGAAGCCGCTGACGTGGCTGAAGTAGATGCATTAGTCTCTGCAGTCTCTGCCGCTGTTTGAGCCGCTTCTGCGGCAGTCTGAGCATTCTGAGCCGCTGTTGCGGCTGTACTTGCTGTAGTTGCACTACTCGCTGATGCGGTTGCACTGTTGCTCGCTGATGTTGCGGAAGTCGCCGCATTACTAGCGGACGTTGCCGCCGCAGATGCACTATCTGAGGCTGACGAAGCTGAAGAGGCGGCATTGGTTGCTGAGGCTTCTGCCTCTAATGCTTTCTCTGTAACTTGGTTGATTGTGACATTTGCGCTAGCGTCACCTGCACCACCTGTACCACGAAAGATAGCCAATGTAGTCTCTCCAGATTAGAATAAGAAAGGGGAGCCTGAATAGACTCCCCAGTAGTGCTTTAGGCGTTGAAGACCAATGCCAAAGCTGACTCAGGACGAAGTACCTTGACACCGTAGAGAGTGTCGGCAGTGAACAAGTCACCAAGGAATTCTTGCTTGTACTGAGTTTGAGTGCGAACACCCATTTGCTCTGCAAAGACTGCAAAGTCTTTCTGACCGAGGATAGCGGCCTTTAACTCGCCACCACCGGTAGCGGCGTTTTCAGCGGCTGTTTCAGTCACAGGGCAGTTGGTAGAAACGTACACGTCAATACCATACAGTTGACCAATCTTGCCATTGACTACAGGCTGTCCAGATACGAAGTCTGAAGAGTTGTAGCGATCAATGCCACGAATAGTCTGTACGACTGAAGGAGGAACTACGAGGAAACGCTGATCCATAGGAACGTCGTTGTCGTCGAGTTGCTTAACAGCGGCACGGAAGCCTGCGTCTGAGAAGATATCAGCAGGAACTACAGTGTCTACTGCATAGGCTGTGAGGCCTGTAGAAGCATCCATGTAGAAGGAATTGCTGTGAATCCAGTCAGAGCCTGATCCGTTGTCGTCGCCAAGGTACTTACCCAGAGCGAACAAGTCAGTGTCCACCTGCTTTGCAAGTGCATAACCAGCGTCAGACGTGTAGAACTGACGAAGTGAAGACAACGCCTGAACGTCTGTGATGTCTTCGATCATACGAGAATACTCGTAATGCTGGTCTATAGAGACTTGTACTTCTGACTCAGTAGCCGCAATCAGTGTTACCTGAGTTTCAGCCGCCTTAGCAGATGCATTGCCACGAGTAGGCTTAGGGATGTGAATAGTATCACCCTTCTTGCCCGTCATTGGCATACGGTTTACAAGATTGGCAAGTACGAGTGACTTCTCGTATGCCGCTACGATTTCGTCAGACCAAATTTCGGGGATGAAAGTTGCCGCCGTAGTATTGGTGACGTGGTTTGTGCCTAGTGCCATTTTATAAGCTCCTTAATGCTTAGATTATTTAACACGACCTTCAGCGTATGCTTTCATGATTTCATCAGACATTGCATTATAACGCTTAGGATCTTTTTGCATGAGTTCAATAATGTCGGCACGACGATAAATCTTTCGACTTGGTGCTTCACCAGATCCTTTCGCACTACCAGTAGAAGCGGCTCTTGCTTGGCGATCCCTGTCGGCTTTTTGCATTGTCTCTGTTGTACTTACGGCTTGTTGACGCTCTTTCCAGAGTGTTAATAATTCGTCAGCACTGTCAAAGTCAAATTGCTTATCAGCCCGTACAAATAATTCTGTACGTACTTTAGAAGCTTGTATCCACTTCCCAAACTCTTCATCACGAACAATGTCGCCATAGTCTGGGTGCTTAGACTGGAGTTGATTCACAATAGTCGCATGGCGAGCTTGTTGTGTATATTGCTCCGCTTCCTTTACTTTAGGATGCCTATCAATTGCCTTATTGATAGCGGCTTGAGGATCGTAGAAGAAGTCGATTTCTTCATCCTGCGCCTGTGGGCTTTCTTTTTCTAAACTGAGTTGTGTCTGAGTTTTGACGAAATCATCAACGATTTTTCGTAACTCTCCGACTTCTGAAGATTGCTTACCTAGTAGCTTTTCAGCTTCTTGATGCATCTGAACAATGTCTTTAATGTCTTTGTTCCGATACTTATCTGGTAGTGCATCTTCCTGTTCAGGTGTCTCGTCTTGAGGCTGTTCAGGAGCTAGTTCTTCAGGTTGTTCAAGAGTTGCGTACTCTTCGTTTTCGTCTTCTTCAGGACGCTCAATTAATGTTGCCATATTATTACTCCGTGCATTAAAGCATTATGGAAGTGTTATTTCTGTGCGGCTCTTTCATGATCTCTTGCCCACTTATCATCGGCGTCGGGCCAGCCAACACCGTTAAACTTCGTAGAGATCGGAGAGATTATCCGCACTGCTGTGTGACCACACTCGTAACAAGTGGTGAGTTTCTCATCGGACTCCACCCATTGTTCTTCTATGTGACCGCATTCTGTACATTTGAAATCAAACCGTTTCAACACGTTCTGACTCCAAAATAGATTCGTATGCTTCTTTTAAGCCTGTTTCAAAATTGGTAAGCCGAAACAACATACTACGTTCGCCTTTCACACGAGCCAACGTATTCTCGTTATCAATATCTTCTATTCGATATGTTTCGAGTATATCCTTTAGCTCTTGTACGAGTTGCTTCCAACCCGGTTGGATGAATAAGTCGAAATAGGCTTCGTAGTATTTTTCATCTTCTTGTGTCAACACATTCTCCTTGTGTGGTGCGTTGTCTATACATTTATTCTAGCACAAATCGTGCCAAAAGTCAAGACTGAACAGGTTCTTTCTTCTTGACAGGCGCACTTGGCTTCGTAGATTGCTCTTCTAATGCCGTTAAACGTTTGTCAACATTTTCTAACACTGTGTTCAGTTCTTTAAGGATTTTATTAATATCAGCTTGGGTAATCATAGATTATTTTCCCTCATTTGCTTGTCTACAATTCGCTCATCAGATTTGATGGCTCGTTCTTTGAGTAGTAGCTCTGCCAATTTGACACGCCGCTCAAATTCTTTCTCGTCTTGATCGCCCGGTTCTAAGTTGGTGGTAAGCACCTTTAGACGATCTGTTTCATGGTCGTAAGGCACAAACTGTGTTTCAGTTACTAGCTTTCTAGCCCGTGCGAGGGATTCAGCCGTTTGTGATTCGTACACTTGTAACTGTGCTTGCTGTGTAGCCATTTGCATCTGCTGTGCCTGCATAGCCATCTCAGCTTCTTGTGGATTAGGCTGATTAGCTTGCTGTAGCCCTTTAATAATTTCTTCACGGTTGGCAAGATTCATGTTCTCGACAATGCTTTCAATCAACAACGGATACATTGGGCTGTCTGGCGACATTGTTTGCAGAAGCTGTACAAGCTGTGTCACTTCGTATTCACGAGCAATGATGCCTAGTGAGCTAGAGGCAACAAACTTGTAGTCCTGTACAGGATATATCTCAGGATCAAACTGCATATAACGATACGCCGCTTTCTGCACAAACGGAATTAAGAACGACTCTTGGAAGTTGATTAGTGTTCGCTTATGCCGCTTGATGATGGCACCGAGTGACATAGAAATACCAGCGGCTGTTGAGTCGCCATTAATACTTCCCGGAATCCCTGCCGCATCAATTGCACCCGTAGCCATCTGCACCATTTGTTGCAACGACGCCGCTTGGTTGAAGGTGTTCTGGTCTAGGTTTCCAAACTTAAACGGCTGTAGAATTTCTGCAGGGTTGCCGTTAGTGAGAATTGTTTTACCCGGACGAATCTCCATCCGTGTACCCCTAGGAAGCCGTGAGGCGTCCACAGCGAGCATTGGATGTACAGTGAGGGCTAAGGCATCAATCCTTGCACGAAGTTCCGTGTCGAGAGCTTTCTGTGCATTGTAGCCTTTCTCACAGATGCCACGTCCCCAGAATCTACCGGGAACAACGTCCCAAGGAAATGCAACAACAGGACGATCCTTCATCATGTACGGGTTTTCTTCAACCTTTAACAATTGACCACCGTTAGCAATAACGACAATGGCTTCGACGTATTCTGTCGTAGGTCGATCTAGTTCTTCAATTTCTTCTTCTTCTAAACCTTCTGTAATGGAATCAAAGTACAATTCAGAAGGCACTAGCCCATAGTATTTTGTAAGACGTACTTTATCGTCGTCATACATTGTAATTTCTTTATCGGCCTCTAGGTTGGTGTCTGTGTATGTAGCTTCTAATTCAACTTGACGATAAATCCCTGATTCAATTCCTTGTTCAACAAGATGCTTAGGAACAAACTCATCAATTGCGACTCCTAGTGCTTCTTCTACAGATGTTGCTACAGGGTCAATTAAGAAGTTTTGTGGCAGGACAGGGCGTAGCTTCACTACATAACGCTCTGTTTCCATAACACCATACGATAACATTGCACCGTCCATTACAGGCTGTGTAGCAGGCTTCATTTCTAATTTTTGTTCTAGTACAAGCTCACCCATACCTGTGCCATAGATCGCAGAGTTTAGGATACATTCTGCAACGGCTTTACGTACTTGTGTTAGCTGGAAGTCTTCGTCCAACTGCTTACGGATAGCCATCACATCAACAGGGTTTTCGTCGTGTACATCGTCACGGATGTCAAACCACTTGCCACGTCCAAACGTCGCTTCTTCGACTTCTGCGACAGCAGACTCAACAGCTTGTTGCAAGGCAGGGCTAATAATCCGTGAACGCTCTGACTGACGCATTGTATCTTCAGCGGCCCAGATTCCACGCCACAGTCTGTAATACTCATCAAACTTCTGTTCGTAATTCGCTTCAAAATGGTCACGCCATTGGTCGCACTTGCTAATTACCCAATTCTCTAAGCCTGCTAAAACTGTTGAGCGATTTTCATAGTCCATATCTAATACCCTGCTATTGGATCTAAAAATTCAAAATTTTCTTCTTCGTAGTCTACGTAGTAAGAAACCTTTGCTAATTGGTCAATGTAAGAAAGGGCATCAACCAAGTCATCATGTACTAACGGATTGGGAAACTGGAATAGCTCATCTAAAAACTCTGCCGTCCATTCTCCTTCCTGCATCGTAATTTGTCCGTGTTCAAAACGTCCCTGTAACGCCCAGACGACACGATCAGTCTTTTTCTTATTACCATGTGTTAGCTCTTCCACTCTGAAGAACTTCTGATTGGATTTCATCAGATCTGTCAGATAGGGCAACACCGCATTGCGTAATGCACCTTTCTCAATTCCTACTGCAACAGGCTCGTACGCCGCTACAGCTTCAAAGATCTTTCTAGCCGTCTTTTTTACGTCCCAACGACCATACACTAAGTCTGCGACATACCAGCCTTCTGTGTTTGCCTTAACAATGGCAATGGCTGTGTTGTCCAGCTTTTTGTTCTTTCCTGTTGCCTTTCCGGCAACGTCTGCAAAGCCTGCTAAGTCAACAGCAATATAATAATCACCGTCTTCAGGCTCTTCTTCCACAAACTTGATCCAGTCTTCTTTGAAGATTTCTGATCCAAGGGCTTCAAACGATGCCATAAATTCCTGACGGAAGGCATATGAAGACATCGACTTTTTAGCGATGTTAATTTCTTCCGGGTCAAGTAACGGATTATCGTATGACGTAAAGTGCCATGATTGGTAGGTAGGGTCATCCGATAACTCACCGTACTTGTACAATTCGTAAAAGTGATTACGACCTAACGGTGTACCAATAAACATAGCATCACCTTTTTGGTCAGCCAGTGCAGGACGTAGTACCGTTTCCCACACACTAGGCTTCATATCCGCATATTCATCTAACACCAAGAACTTCAACGACACGCCTCGCATCGTTTCCGGCCTGTCAGCACCCTTCAACGATATTGTCGCACCGTTGATGAGCTTAAACTGCATGTTGTTGACGTGACTAGACGCTATCACCTCATGGCCTAGCTCTAGTATGGTGTTCCACATAATATCCCGTGCCTGCCCCTGTGTAGGAGCTACATAGAATACATGACCTTTCCCAGTTTGTAGCGCATTGATAATGAGCATCCATGCCGCCAAACGAGACTTACCAGTACGACGCCCTGCCGCAACTATCTTGAAACGTACAGGGCTGTCAAATACTTCTTGTTGCCACGGGAGTAGCTCTACGTTGAGTTCAGTCAAGCAGAGGGTTCCGCATCAACATATTATTACGCATGTCCATTTCATCTAGGAATGGATAGACTGGTTCGCCCTGTTCATCCATCGGTACAACGTCAGATCCCGCACCAGCTTGTGGGATTTCAAACCCAAGAGGAGCTAACATGTCTAATATGTCTCCCGGTGTGTAGTCGTCAATGTCAACACCACCTGCCAACACATCATCTGACATACCTAGTGCAGAAAGTCCTAGTCCGACTGCCGCACCTGCTGGGCCAAAGATTTTTATCTTGTCGTAGACAGGATGTAGTTTACCTGCATTAGTACGAATTGTTCCTACTTGCTTACCAAGCTCTACTTCGCCTTTGTACTTTGTAGGGCGTAGACGAGGCTCTGACTTTTCGTCTGGATAACGAGACATCTCTACGCCTTCAGGATATTCTGTCTGCATAGCGTAGTAGTGCTTATTACTTTTCTCTACAGACACCACAGGAAACTTAGGGTTTGGTGTAGGGTCGATGCCCTCTGGAGCCTTGTCCCACTTCCAACCACCTTCCTGCTTAAACAGATTGGTTTTGACTTTACTCTTTCCTTTAACACGCTTACCGGGTTCATCGGATTCTGTTGTTTCTTGCGATACAAGCATCTTCGCCTTACCGTCAGGCTCAATCTTAATTACAGCCTTCTTAGGAAACTGTCCTGTAATGTCCTGTTTCGTTTCACCCATTGCAACGTAACGTCCACCGGGTGTGTACTCAAACTCACTGAGAAAAGGCTTGTACGCTTTGCTCTCAGGATCTAACATTCTTTGAGGAGCAGGCATTACAGCCCTGCCTTCTTTACTCAACTCATCAAATAAACTCATGCGTTTCTCATCCAGTTTTCTAGCTCTACAGAGCGATTACCAACCTGATTGTACCAACGGCTGTCTACCATCTCGTCAGCCGCTTTAGTCCATCTACCTTCATTCACTGCTTTGATAAGATTTTTAAATTTACCGAGTCTAGTGCGTCCGATGTTGAATGCCATATTCACCAGTACACGCTTAACTTGATCTGGCAGGCTGTCGAAATTCAAGAACAACACTCGACAATCAGCCAACGCCTCGTCACAGTCTTCCTTAAACCATGCCAACACCTGTTCCATATCGACATCTGTACCGACATCCATCTCTTCGTCGCCGTACAGTGCATGTCCAATACCAGCAGTAGGGATGCCTTCCGAACATAAATACACTTCTGTCTTACAACCTTCGTGCTTTGTCAAATCTAACTTAATCTGTTCAAAAAGCTCTTCAGTCATCTGATTCCACCGGTTCAATGTCTATAATGTCTTCATCGTTATGCATTGACGCACTAGCCCCAACGCCTGTAATCGTAATACTCACACTATTTTTACCTTGAGACATCTTATCCTTTTCAAAATAGCTAACAGGTAGCATTCTATCCATTAATAGCTTCCAAGCCGCCGCTTGATTCTTATGCTCGTCGTCTAGTGCGGCATCAAAGATGGCATCCATGACCTTTGTAGACTTCGGAGAAGCCAACATACGAGCTTTGTACTCATTAATAATAGCGGCATCGCCGGGAGGGCGACCTCTAACCCCTCTATTGCCTTCTTTCTTGGCAACAACATCGGTCTTTTTAGGCCTACCTCGACCTCTTTTTTCAATTTCAGTCATGGAACTATTCCGTTTTCTCCATAGGCCGAATAGTGTAGCACAAAAAAGCGTCAAAGTCAACTATTTTGGCATGGATGTTGCATGGTAGACATCAGTGCAGATTCTGTAAAGATATCAAATACTTGATATTCATGCATTTTAGCGGATTTTACAGGCTTTTAAGTGCTTTTTCTATTTTGCTCTTTTGCAAATCTATGCAGGTACTATAATATATTAAACACTGGATAGCCCCTCCCCGTGGGGTCGATCAGGCCTGTGGATAACTTTACAGGATTCGGTTGATAAGCTGTGGATAACCTGTGCAGAAGCTGTGGATAACTTCACAGTTCTGTGAATAACCTGTGGATAACTTTATGCACAGCCTGTGGATAACTGTGCAGTCTGTGGATAAGTCTGTGGATAACTTTACAGGCTAAAAAGTTATGCACAGGTTTCTGCACAGGCTGTAAAGCGTCGCTGTACAGGCTATTTTGTCCGGATTCGATGCAGGCTGGACAGGCTGGACAGTAAAAAAGGGGTGACAGTTAAGTACCCTTTAGGGCTAAAACAGGCCTATGAAATCCAGTCTGTTTGCCCATAGTCTGAGACGCATTGTAAAGCCCTGTAACGGCCTGTAATGCTATCGGGTAATACTAGGGTACAGGAAAGGCTATTGCGTCGCTTGTAGCGGCTTAGAATGGCTGTAAGCGATATGCTGCTTGTCGGTTTTAAAGCATGCGGTACATATGGTGCAGGCATAAAAAAGCCCGCATTGGAGCGGGCTATATAGTCGGTTGGTATTGTGTCGGGTTAATTGCCGATAAATATTTTCCAAACTAGAAAACTAACTAGAACAATTTCGGCTAATTCAATCATTAATAAACAACTCCATAATAAAGACACCAAAGCCCAACACTAAAGAAAAGCTGGCAATACCAGCCACCAATAAAAACAATTCCGCACTAATCATTTTAAACTCCAGCTATTAAATCAGGATTGGTAATAATAAAATCACTGTCAGACTTTTTAGCCAATCCTTTAGCCCGTAATCCGATAATAATATTCTTTGGGTCGTCAACACGTACGTCGTGTAGGTCGCCGTCTATAACCTGCCTGTCCATAAACCGGCTGGGCAATCCACCGCTAAAGACTACGGCAATGTTTGCGCCGATATTTAAAGCCCGCTCTACCGATTTCCGATACAAGCCCTTGCCTGAATAACTAAACGTTAAATGGTAGTTGTCTGGCGTCGTACCCAAACGATTAGCCCGTTTGGTGTAGTCGTAAAACTTCACGTCGGGAAAAGCTTGGGGGATGCCGAAATCCTCCCATGCAATATCAGACAAAACATTTAATCGAATAGCCGGTATTTTATTTTCCCTATATGCTTTACGTCGCATAAATTCAATATCGGCAATTAATAGTTTTAAGAATGCCGGAAAATCATTATGGAATAATTCGGATTTCCTAGTGCGGGCTTCGATTACATTCTTGAATCGACCACGACCGGCTGATTTTAAACAGGCATCAAAACAGCCAGCCGCTTTACTGGCAGGGCATAGTTTTGCATCGGGCATTAAAGACAATCCAGCAAATAAATATTTGTCTGAATACTTGTTAGTTTTGGCCAATTTAGAATTGCCATTGATTGATAATAAATTCATTAGATAGCCCCTATTTGCATACGATCAACATCTAACCCTTTAACGATCGCCGCCGCTAAATCGGCGTCGGATTCGGTTTTAAACATATAACGAAGTGTATTATTGTCTTTTGGGTAGTCAGCAACGGATTTAAACTTTAATCCGACTACATCGAATAATTTCTCAATATACCAAGCATTTTTATAACAAGGCTGGTCGCCGTCCATTGTCTGATACATCTCAAGCCCACTTAGGTCGTTTGGTACACGTACCGACCAATCGAAACCAGCGCACCAATTAGAACCAGCGTAAGGATTAGAAACAGGTGTAATTTCAGAAGTAAGCATTTTTATTTATCCTTGTTTAACCATTCTTTTAAATCATAATATGGTGAGCAATGCCCAACCATTGAATCATTCTCAAATATTTCAATCCATCCAATAACTGTCATGTTAAATATCCATCCTGTATTGCAAATCAAAATAATATTCGGCTTCCCGATAATCGTTGGCTGGTTTATACCCTATTGAATAATCCATGTAAGCTTTACCGGCTGTACTGTCGTCCCAGCGATTAATCCCGAAGTAATCCATACAAGATCGATTAATAGCCCTCCAGTCGTCTGTAGATATTGTAAAGTCTTCAGGCAGGCTAAAACCAAAGTGTCGATCCTTCATGTCATACAAGTCTTCGCATTCGTACACGGTGGTTTTTTCATACCAGACGGCTTCAAGCTTGTCGCCAAATAGATAATCTAATAAACGCTTTACAGTTTTTAAATCGTTATCGAACGGTTTCATAAATACTCCAAATAAAAAAAGCCCGCCGAAACGGGCTATATAGTTTTTAAGCTTCGTTTAAAGCCCCGACGGCAAAATTCCAAATATCACGACCGGCTGGTCGCTCAACTGCAATAGTCAGCCGTCCGACGTGTACCTGATCAAAACTATTTTCATGGTTAGCCCCTAGACCTCGATCCTTACGTGAACGGATACGATAGAAACCCTGCAGGCCTATTTTGCCGACGTTAAATCGAACAGTACCCTTGGATTCGGGTTTAAATTCGATTTCGTCATTAGGGAAATAGAATTGCACCAAATCACGGGCTAAATCGTTTTCTAATTCCGATTGGGTTTTTACTGTTTCAATTTGAACAGGCTTTTTAACGAAGAGACTTTTAATTGAATTAAACATGTTTATTTCCTTTCAGTGTTTAAAAATCCGCATTGGTGCGGTGGCGCATTATAAGCATGAAACGATATCGCATTACAAGCCCCTATCGAAAAAAAAATAGATGAAACGGGCGAGTACACTAAAACGAACCATAAGTACAGAAATTTTTGAAATTATTTTTATCCACAGAATTCTGCGAACACTTATGCACAGGCAAAACAGGCTGTGGATAGATTGTGGATAAGCTGTGGATAACCTGGGGATAACTTTTTTGCGTCGCCCACGTGCGTAGCGGCCAGAAGGCCGAGGCTTTATATATTAAAGGGACTGTCGAACCTAAATGTTGGGACTGTTGAACCCGTAGGACTGGTGTGTCCAACTGAATAGACACGATAGACACGACAGACAGGACAGAAATTATTAGATCTTGTCCTGACATTGTGGTATAATCCAGCTTTCCAAACAACCAAGGGACAGTAAGACCTATGAGATGCAAAGCATGTAACACAGAGCTTAACGACTTTGAGTCAACACGTAAAAGTTCTACCACTGGTGAGTTTATAGATTTGTGCAACGTTTGTTACAACTCTGTTAGAAATGACGTACAAGCCATTGAAAGATTTGATTTAATGGATGTTCAAGACGAGCTTGACGATAGCGATAGTTTATGATATTTTTCTATATAGTCTATATACATAGACTATTTAGCTAAATAGCTATTTAGTTCTTTAGGGATTCTATACATAGATCTAGTATTACATACTATATAGGAGACAACATGGCCGGTAAGATTCCATCAGTACAACGAAGCCTGATTAGCGGTGGCTTGACAGGCGAGAGTGCTTACAAGTGGGCAAAGTTTTTAGCGGATGAATATTCGTTTGACGCTGACGACCCATTACTGTATGATAGATTTAAGTCGATGGAAGAGTCGCTTGAGCCTAAAGACGGCAAGGCTGTCGTGGCATCATTCTCTTCACGACTGTTGGAAGAACACATTGAAAAGTGGAGCAACAAATGAATCATATTCCTACGCACATGCTCATCAATGAGCTAGTGAAACGTTTCAATGATTACACCGACTATGGTGTAGACGATTTTGCCTGCACAGCGGCACAGTACGATGAGGTGTTGTTAGTCGATGTCCACAGAGGGCTGGAGACATTACAACACGCATATGTTGAAACAGTGTTGGCTCGTGTGTTAGAATCATTAGGTCAACAAGGAGACGAATGATGTATCAAGACGGTAAATGTTATTTCTGCACCCACTGGTACTGGGACGATGCAGAGAACGAGTATGAACTCTGTGGAACGTGGAAGTTTGAGAAAAACTATCCAGACATGCCGGACTATTGGCATCTGCAAGAATTAGACGTAGAGGCGTTTAATGGCAAGCTTCAAGATCCACACAGCTTAGACGTGACAGTCACATCTGATTGTTACGAAAAAATCAAGGCCGAAGGGCCATCATTTCTTTAGGAGAAAACAATGGCATTTGTAGACACCCACGTTGGATGCCCTAAGTGTGACAGTAGTGATGCTTTCGCAGTCAACGATAATGGATGGGGACATTGCTTCAGTTGCGGTAGTAATATTCCGCCTGAAAATTCAGGTATAACTGAAGGGGTAAAGCCCTCTTCAGGTAGGGTAGTATCCCTTCCTACCAAAACACCGCCCAGTACCCCTTACAATGCGTCTCAGGGGGTGTTTTACAGCAACATCTCCGACCGTAAAATCAACTCCACTGTCTGTGAGTTTTATGGGGTAGGAAAACGTGGTGATGACATGGTGTTTCCTTACAGCGACAACAAGGCCGCAAAGGTACGTATCGGAGGTGAGAAGAAGTTCAAATCAGAAGGTGATTGGAACGCATCACCGATGCTGTTTGGTCAGGATAAGTTTCCTGCAGGCGGTAATACGATTGTTGTCGTCGAAGGCGAGTATGATGCGTTGTCAGCCTATCAGATGCTAGGTGTTCGTAAGGTGGCTGTTGTGTCTGTACGCAACGGTGCAGGCTCTGCATTAAAAGACTGCAAAGCCAACTACGAATACCTAGACAGCTTCAAACACGTTGTCTTCAACTTTGACAGTGATCCGTCAGGTGTGCAGGCACAGGCAGACTGTGCAGAACTGTTCAGTCACAAGGCAAGCTGTGTTGTCCCTGTCAATGGACTGAAGGACGCATCAGACTTCTTACAAGCCAACCGCACAGCAGACTACTTGAACGCTGTGAAGAACGCTGAACGCTGGACACCCGATGGCATTGTTGCAGGCTCCAACCTGTACGATGAGGTGATGAAGCCTGTACAGAAGTCTGACGTTAACTATCCATTCGTCGGGCTTAACAAGCTGACGTATGGGATTCGTAAAGAAGAACTTGTGACAGTGACGGCAGGCTCAGGCTTAGGTAAGTCTCAGTTTTTACGTGAAATCATCTGGCACATCCTTCAGAACACAGAGTCTAACATCGGCCTGATGTTCCTAGAAGAATCGACACGTAAGACAGGATTGTCTTTGATGTCGTTAGCGGCTGACAAGCCATTACACTTACCAGACTGTGTTGCCACACAGAAGGAGAAAGACGATGCATTTAATCAGACACTTGGCACAGATCGTGTGTATCTGTTTGATCATTTCGGTTCCAGCGACGTTGATAATATCGTCAATCGTGTACGGTATCTTGCCAAGGTGGCTCGATGTGATTATGTGTTTGTCGATCATATTAGCATCATTGTCAGCGCACAATCTAATGGCGATGAGCGAAAGGCAATCGACGAAATCATGACTAAATTGCGGATGCTAGTACAGGAAACTGGCATCTCTGTGATTTGTGTGTCACACCTTAAACGTCCTGACACCAAAGGTCATGAAGAAGGTGCGGCGACGAGCCTAGCACAGCTACGTGGATCTGGCTCTATTGCACAGCTTTCAGACATGGTGATTGGACTAGAACGTAATGGTCAGGCAGACGACATCAAGGAACGTAATACAACATATGTCCGTGTCTTAAAGAATCGTTTTAGTGGAACCACCGGTAAGGCTTGTGCGTTGCTGTATAGCCTTGAGACAGGCAGGATGACGGAGATACACGAACCTGACGAGGATGCTCTATGACTTTACCAGATAGCTTCTCAAACAATAGGATTGGTGACTTCGCAGAATACTATGCTGTGACATGGTTGTGGGATCAGGGCTATGAAGTGTTCCGTAATTGCGGATGCGACGGCCCTGTTGATTTGATTGCCATGGATCAGTATGGTAAAATGTTCTTAGTCGATGTGAAAACAAAGTATGATGAGACGACAGAATGTACGCAGTACGGAGGTAAACGTACAGAGCGTCAGGTAAAACTAGGCGTACAAATTCTACTATTCGACAGAAACACACGTAAATGCACTTTTCAGGCACATAGAGATGAAACAACTTATACTCGATATCGAGACGAACAGCACCCACAACTTGATTTGGATAGTAGTGACACAGGACGTTGAGACAGGAGAAGTACAATGTCATACAGAAGCATCAACTTTGGCTCCACTGGTAAAGGCATACGATCAAATCATCGGTCACAACTTAATTGGTTTCGATGCACCAGTGTTGCGGAAAGTGTGGAACATTGGGATACCGAAATCGAAAGCGGTAGACACGTTGATACTTTCAAGGCTTTTGAACCCCGTCATCGACGGAGGCCACAGCCTGAAAGCATGGGGACAGAGACTTGAAGACAACAAAATTGACTTTGCCTTTGCAGACTTTGATGGTGGGCTTACGCCAGAGATGCAGGAGTATTGCATCCAAGACGTTAAGCTCACTACCAAGCTATACAAGCACCTTATGGCAGGCTTTAAAGCTTGGAAGAACTCTGAGCAAAGTATCAAGCTTGAACACGACATTGCTGTGCTTTGTCGTAAACAAGAGCAAAACGGCTTTAAGTTGGATATTGATGCGTGTGAGCTATTACGAGCTAAACTGTCAGATCGAATGGGCGTTATTGAAGATGAAGTACAGGCTGTATTTCCGCCAATTACTGAAGAACGCTGGTCGGAGAAAACAGGGAAGCGTCTAAAAGACAAGGTGACAGTGTTTAATCTGGCTTCACGTAAGCAGATTGCAGAGCGATTAATGAGCCTTGGCTGGGTACCTAACAAGCACACGGAGAAAGGCCAGCCTATCGTCGATGAAGGCACACTAGAAGATATTGATATCCCGCAAGCACAACTGATTGCAGAATATCTAATGATTCAAAAACGTGTCGGCATGATCGACTCATGGCTAAAACATGTCGATAAAACCACTCATCGTGTACATGGCGGTGTTATCACACAAGGGACAATTACTGGACGTATGGCGCATAGAAATCCTAATTTGGGACAAGTGCCTAGTGTGACCAAGCCGTATGGAGAAGAAATCAGAAGTTTGTGGACTGTTGACAACGGCAACGTGTTAGTAGGTACAGACCTTTCTGGGGTAGAATTGAGATGTTTATCGCATTACATGCAAGATGAAGAATGGCAAGAGGAATTGTTGAATGGCGACATCCATCAGAAGAACGCCGATGCGGCGGGTCTTACAAGGCCGCAAGCTAAAACCCTGCAGTATGCAGTGCTTTATGGCGCAGGCCCAGCCAAAGTTGGCAGTATCGTTGGAGGCGGAGCGAAAGAAGGGAATGAAATCTTATTTCGTTTTTATGCTAACACCCCTAAGCTCAAGCAGCTTATGGAGAAGGTTTCGCAAGTGGCGACAAAAGGGTATGTACCGGGCATTGATGGTCGAAGAATACTGGTCAGATCAGAACACGCCGCACTTAACAGCCTCCTTCAAGGATGCGGTGCTATTATTGCAAAACAGTGGTGTATCGAAGCGCATAAAGTTTTTAGGGAACAACGCATCCCTGTCAAACAAGTTGCTATCGTACATGATGAAATACAAATTGAAACAGAGGAGAGATATGGCGAACAAGTTGCGGCAATCATGTGTGAAGCCGCTAAAACTGCAGGGAATGCTTTGGCAATACGTTGCCCAATAGAAGCAGAATCAAAAATAGGAAAAAATTGGTACCAAACACACTAAAGATAGTGTATAATATTACTTTAGTCACCAGTAAGGAGAATGACTATGAACGACACACAACGTGTAAAAATCAAGGCTGACGTGATGTGGGCTTACCTCAATCGTAAGAACGAGATGTCTGACCGTTATCAGGTTGACTTGTGCAATCTTTCCGATGGTGCTGTTTCTGCCCTAGAGTCTATGGGGCTGACAGTCAATCAAAAAGACGGTAAGGGTTATTTCATAACCTGTAAGTCTACCAACCCTATTCGTGCATACGACGCTAATGGGGAAATCCTTGAAGACGTGCCAATTGGTAACGGCTCTCAAGCCATCGCACTGGTCGGTTTCTACGACTGGAACTGGAAGAACAAAGCAGGTCGCAGTGCTTCGCTTAACAAGTTTGTTATCACAGACCTCGTGCAATATGAGTCTGCTGGTGCGCCTGTCGAAGAAGTCATCATGGATGATGGCGACGACGAGATCTTGTGATGCAACACGCTCTTATCGACGCTGACATCCTGAACTACCGGATTGGGTTTGCAACCAACAATGAATCAAAGGACGTTGCCATCAGAACGATGGCGACATTCCTTGAAGACTTGTTGCTGATTGATCTACCAAAAGTTCAGACATGGGAGCTACATCTAACTGGTAAGACCAACTTCCGCAACGATGTGGCTGTCACAGTGCCGTACAAGGGCAATCGTGCAAAGACCGAAAAGCCAGTGCATTATCATCTGTTGCGTGAATACTTGGAGTTGTCATGGAAGGCAAAAGTATCTGAGAACATGGAAGCAGATGATATGCTAGCGATCCGGGCCACTGAGTTAGGAGAGTCTAGTGTGATTGTTTCATTAGACAAAGATCTTGATCAAGTGGCAGGATGGCATTACAACTTTGTTCGTAAAGATCTGTACAGGATTACAGAGGAGGAGGGTTTGTACAGATTCTATAAGCAAATGCTTACAGGCGACCGGGTTGATAATATTGTAGGTGTGAAGGGCATAGGTGAGAAGAAGGCTGAGAAGCTCCTCACAGGGAAAACAGAACACGAAA